CAATTGTTTGACAGATCTAAAGGTGCTTACCAAGAGTTCACAACTAACGCAACTTCAGGTTTGAGACAAGTTACTTTAACTACATTATCAGGTGGTACTTCAGTATTCACTACTGTAGCATCTAACTTATCAACAGGTTGTACAAGATATGTAACTTTAGAAGTAACAGGTTTCACATCAGCAGGTGCTGGTAAAATCATCGGTCCAAACGGTAATGAAATGGATACTGAAGAGTTCTTAGCTTCATTCCAAATCTTGAATGATACTAACTTGTTCTGTTGTACAGGTTCAACAGGTGGTGTTGGTTCAGGTGCAGGTGCAACTTTAAACTATTCAGCTAACTCTCCTCTTGAATTCAGAGTTGTAACTCAAAAATACTCTAGACAAATCGCTGATTACTGGAAACAAGTAACAGGTACTTTAGGTGGTCAATCAGTTCAATCTTCAGCTCAAGATGTTTGTTCAGCAAACGGATTGATGTATGTTGAGGTAGATTTAAGTTGTCCAGCTTGTGTATCTTGTGATTCAGTAGATGGTTACATTGGTACTTATTTACCAGGTAATGCAGGTGAAACTAGATCTAAGTTTACAGCTAAATGGAGACAATATAGAGATTTAGAATTTGAAGCAGCTTTAGGTGAAGTTTCTTTCGAATTAGATTCAGTAACAATCTCTGTAACAGAAAGAAAATTAAGAGCACAATGGTCTCCTGAAATGGCTCAAGACGTAAGTGCATTCCATAACATCGACGCAGAAGCTGAATTAACAGCTATCTTGTCTGAAGAAATCGCAGCAGAAATCGATAGAGAAATCTTGAGAGATTTGAGAAAAGCAGCAGCTTGGAGATTAAGATGGGATTGGAACGGTTGGAAACGTGCGGCATCAGGTGGTGGTTTCAACGCTTACACTCAAAAAGACTGGAACCAAACATTGATTACTACAATCAATCAGATTTCAGCTCAAATCTTCAAATCAACTTTAAGAGGTGGTGCTAACTGGATCGTATGTTCAGCTGAAGTTTCAGCAATCTTCGATGATTTACAATACTTCCACGTTTCAAACGCTAACCCTGAAGAAGATCAATACAATATGGGTATTGAAAAAATTGGTACACTTCAAGGAAGATACAAAGTGTATAGAGATCCATACTTCCCAGCTAACAAAGTGTTAATCGGACACAAAGGTTCATCTATGTTAGATACTGGTTATGTATATGCTCCATACGTACCACTTCAATTGACTCCAACTATGTATAACCCATTCACTTTCGCACCTATTAAAGGTATCATGACTAGATACGCAACTAAGGTGTTGAACAATAGGTTCTATGGTGTTATCACAGTAGATGGTATCAGAACTTTCAACGTAGCAGAATTAAGATAATCTTAATTGTTAAACTAAATATAAAAGGTGGATTTAAGTCCACCTTTTTTTTTGCCATTAACTTAACTTTTTATTTAAAATATTAATCATTTTTATTTTATCGTGTATTTATTGTCCAGCAATGAATAAGTAGTTGTTTCAATGAATAAACAATTCAATGATATGGACACAAAACGTAATGCTTCTAAAAATAAAAAGCAAAATAAAGCAGAATTATCTTACCTTCATATTGATGATGGCGATGTTCTTCAATCCGTTTGGTTACGATATGATTTTTTTCAGTATCCTCAACCTGACAGGTTCATATTGGATTACAGTTTCAATTTTTTACCTCATATCTGGGTGTTTATTCTCATTATATTTCTACTTGTCTAAAAAAAATAAGAAAATTAGTGAGGAGTGAATATTTCTGAAATCACACTATTTATATGTATAAAGATAAAAAATTAAATTAAAAATATGGCAGATTTATTAAGCAAAATACCATTACCATTTGAACCGTTAAGAAAAAATAGGTTTATATTAAGATTCCCATCTACTTTGGGTATTAACGAATGGTATGTAACGTCAACATCAAGACCTACAATAACTATCAATGAAACAGAAGTTCCATTTTTAAATACTTCTACATATGTAGCAGGTAGATTTACTTGGGGAACAATTGATGTTAATTTCAAAGATCCAATTGGACCTTCAGCATCACAAGCCCTTATGGAATGGGTTCGTTTATGTGCTGAATCAGTTACAGGACGTATGGGTTACGCAGCTGGTTATAAGAAAGATATCGATTTAGAATTATTAGACCCACCAGGAGCTGTAGTTCAAAAATGGAGATTAGAAGGAACATTCATATCTTCAGCTAACTTCGGTAGTTTAGATTATAATGACGATGCAATTGCTGATATTGCTGTAACGTTAAGACCTGATAGATGTATATTAGTTTACTAATTTTATAATCAGATGTGTTATAAGAGAGTTGCAATAATAGATGAAGATATATTAGCTAATATCCTTAATTCTAGGATTATTAGAGATAATCTTAAAGGTGTTATTACTTACGATTTTATCGATATTAACTTCGCATTGAGTTTTCTAACTAAAAATCCAGTTGATTTAATTGTAGTCGAAAAAAGTTTAGTTAAAAAAAGTATTGATAAAATAAAAGGGTGTCAAAAAGACACCCCTATTTATGTTCTAACAGATAAGTTTGAAAATGATTTCTTTTCTAAGTATCCAACTATCAATAATTACATTAATAGCCCAATATTAAAATCAAATACATATATTATTGAGAAGGCGATTTTCCAGATAGCCCAATAGTATCATTATAATATTTCCTCAATTTTTCACCAAGAACCATGTCATTAGGCGTGGTTCTTATTATGTTCAGAATCTCTTCTAAAACTTTTTTACTGTTGGATGGTATCGATTGCATGAATAATATTTGTTTTAGGTTGTAATCCAACAATTTTATTCTTTACCTCACCACCTTTAATAAATATCAAGGTTGGGACTGACATAATTCCGTATTTACCAGCTATTTCCATATTTTGATTAATATCAATATATAAAATATTAACGTCTGTTCTTTCACCATCTATTTCAGTCATAACTGGTTTTAATATTTTACAAGGACCACACCAAGTAGCACTAAAGTAAAGTATGTTTAATTTTTCATTGTCCAATTCTAATTGGTTATTTTCTATCTCTATCATTATTTTTCTATTTTTTCTATTATTTCTATTATTTGTTCTTTAGATAAAGAACCTTCAGTATTTGCCATTAAAGTTTCATTTTTTACAAAATAAAAAGCCGGTACAACAGGAATATGAAATGCTGAATCCACAAACTCTTTATTTACATCAACATCTACGTTATAAACATCAACCGAATCTTTGTATTCTTCAGATATTTCCCCCATTATTGGTTTAATATGATTACAAGGTCCACACCATTTAGCTGTGAAACAAATAATACTTAATTTTTCTTGGTTTAAATCAAACTTTTCAATACCTTCTAAATTAATCATCATAATTTTAAATCTATTTCTTTTTCACATTTATTACAAACTAACACCTCATAAGGTATTAACGCCTCTCTACCTGTTGGAGATAATAGTGCCGATATTTTTTTAACTTTCAAAAGTTCTTTAAATGTCTTATTTCCACATTCACATTCATAATCAGGTTGTTCCAACACGGCTTTTGGAACACTCACAATTTTACCATTTCCTATATTTTCCATTATATTTGTATCTTATATGTAGAATAATAAATAAAACGATTGTCAAAATAAACAATATATATACCATAATTTTTTAATTTTTGTTTTGTAATTATAAAAAATTACCCTATATTTGTAAAATGAAAGTAGTATTTTTAGATAATGATGGGGTAATATGCTTACCTAAGAATTGGGGTAGTAGGTTTAAAAAAACCAAAGCATACTCTAACGTGGTATTTGGTTTAGATGGTAATATTCCAGTAGAGTTTAGGTTTGATAACTTTGACAAAAAAGCAATCAAAGTTTTAAATGAAATCTTAACGGAAACAGGTGCTGAAATAGTTGTTAGTTCAGATTGGAGACATCACGCCACTTTGGAAGAAATGGGTGAATACTATACATCACAAGGTATTATTAAAAAACCTATTGGATTAACACCTAAAACTGAGGATATTGACTCTAAA